GTCACTAATGAGTATAAGGAGAAAGAATGACTAAGAAAACAGATTTAGAAAAGCAACATCTTGCAGATGTGATGTATGCCTTGCGACAGGCTATGAAAACAGAGCAAGCCAAACTGAAAGAAGGCGAGCAATTAGTTGCTAATATAGATGTTAGAGATGGATTTACGAAAGTACATGTACATCGTAAACCTATCAAAGAAAACGAATAGCAGTTAAGCTAGTCTTATTATTGCACCCGTTGCAGTCGCACTTGGGAAGACAATAGTAAAGTCTCCTGCTGTTGATGTTTTATCGCCACCAAAATCAATCGCACACACAGCTTTATTAGAGTTGGTTGTGTTGTAAATCAAACAGCCTCTAGCAGTCACAGTAGCATTGCTAAAAGTTAAATCAGCAAAATCAACTATCGCTGTAGTACCTGATGTTGTTGGTGTTACATTAGTTAAAGCAGAACCACCACTTGTGTAATTCGTACCTGAGGCTTGTCCTGTTGTCACAAAAGCAGTTGAGCCAGCACCTAAAGTAGCTGAGCTAGTGTAAAGTGCTAGTTTGAAAGAGTCAGCTCCATTCGTAAAATTATGCCCTTCAACAAGTAACTCTTGTTTGAAACTTGTGCATATTGCAGATGTTATAGCCATTATAATTCCTTAATAATTCTAGCCATATCTTCATGGCCTTGTTTTATTAGCAAATTAATCAGAGTCGTATCTCTCGACTCGATTGCATTTTTTATAGTATATAAGATTACAGTATAAATTTGGTTTTGAAAAGCAACAGCCTGAGCCTTAACATGTTCAGGTGCATCTATAGATATATCACATATTTTTTTTGTGGCTTGTGCGGCCCAAAATTCAGGGTCATGCCCTTTGCCCTCTGTGGCATGCACATCTACTTTTCCAACTACAAAATCTCCTTGGCTACTCATCCTCTGTAAGGTTCAGGTGGAACCACATCCTCATTAATTTTCAAACCTTTTTCCTCTAGTTTTTTATTTATCTCATCAAAAGGGCCAATAATAAACTTGCCCTCATGTGGTACTGCTACAAGTGGTTTGTCTAATCTATGAAACCCATATAATTTATTAGTTGCTGGCATATTAGAGTCTAACAAAGTTGACCTGCCACTTATACCTACTTGCATACCACTCGCCATACACTTACTTATCCAAAACTCTACACAAGCTCTACCTGCCTCTGCAAAATGTAAATTCTCTTTGTAAGAAAAATCTATACCAAATAAATCGATGCGTTTTACTTTTTTGTAAAGTGCGTATGCAATGGCATATGCAACGGTGTTGTTCATGTAGGCACAACTTGTCGCATTGCAGACCTCTTCAACAGGAAACAACACAGGATTTTTAATTCTTTCATCAAGCTCACAGGTGTAAACAGGTACTTCTGTTTCTTGTAACACCTTGACCATAGAATTAGTTTGGTGTCCCGCATCATTACTATCATAAAATCTGCTTGCAGGGTCTAACATAAATATTTTGTCACAAGGGTAAGTGCCACCAGCTGAGTTAATACACCAAACTTCGTCCCAAGATTGTCCGTTTTGTTGGCCAATAGCAAAATCTACTTGTGAAATACCAAGACCCACTATAGCTACTGATTTAAGATTGCTCTCTTCCACTAAGTCACTGAGCCACGCAAAGAATCGTATCTGTATTCATCTCGGGTTGCTCGACCCTCAGATATATTCTTCATTCGACTTATCGCCTCCTTGAATCTTGCCTCATATTGGGCAACGACATCAGGAGGTTCTTTTAGGAACACTGCTCCCTCTACTAATGTACCGTACAACAAGGCATCGGGATAATCCGTTGACAAGAAAGTTGTACCGCTGTCACTACCGCTTGTTAGCGAGGCTGGTTTGTGTAAATAATGTAGTTCGATGGTGTAGTTCGAATCAGGTACAGGAGCCAACTCGAAAGCTGTGTCATCGAACAAACTGTAATATTTTGGTTGACCTGTTGCTGTGGTTGATGAATATTCACGCATAAATGATGGATGTTTAAAATCGAGGTAGGTATAAGTGCCACTACTAACAACAGCTAAACTCATAGGTGCATAGAAATCAGTAGGTGTGGCTAAAAACCTGTTACTGCTAGTTAAATCTCCTTGGACATTTTTTCTTTGATTAGGAAGTTGCACCATAGAAAAGATACGGTCCTCTGCCTCCTCTATAAAATTGTTTAGTTGGGATGTGAAGGTGGTTTCAGAAACCTCTAAGTAATCTTGTACCGCAGTTTTTAGGGTTGCTAATGTAAAGCTCATGTCGTTACTGTTACCTCACCTAGATTAGCAGAGACACTAAAAGTATCAAGTTTTGCTCCCAGTAAGCCATCGCCAACATTCGTGTAAACTAAAAAAACAGTGTTGTCTTCTTGTACATCAGGTCTTGCGTTTCTCAGAGCTTGTGGGTCATCAGGTATCGCCCTTCTTTGTAGTTGCGGGTGTTTAGGGTCAAATTGGTCAGGACCAACTAAAAGACCGTCCCATGTTTTTTTCATATCTCGTAACTTATACCTAAAACCAGTAATATCGCAGATACCATAAGCATGTTTTCCTGAGGCAAAACTCATGGTATGTCGTAGCTCCTTGTACTTGGTTCAATCCTAAAAGATGCTCTGTCTTCATCTTGAGTCATAGCTCTACTAAACTCCTCTTCGTAAAGTTGTTTTAGTATGCCTGTTCTTTCAGGTGCTCTTTTTAAAGACATGTAATATGCAAGTCCTGCGGTCAAACACGGATAAAATCTGAAAGGTAAGTCTAAGGTATTAGTTGCTGTATCTGCATCATCCATTCTTGTCAGAACATTCATCACTACAGTGTAAGTGCTAGATTTGTCAGGTGTCGGCCACACGGATATTGTTGGTGTGAGTTGTTTGTTAATAAAAAACTGGTTGGGTTTACCAGTGCTCGACTTGGTTGTTATATGTGCGTACTCAGCTCTTGACAGTCTTGTCATAGGTATATCGGTAGTTTCGGAGCCTACAGTTTCCCGTATAAAGACATCTAACACATCTATTGGTGCTGTAGGGTTGGTGCTATCGATGTTGTAGCTTTTGGTGTCTTTGACCATAGATACGGTCTTTTCTTTGATTGTCCACTGGTTCAAACCTCTGTTTGCCCATTCAGCTAACATGAGGTTAATACTTCTTTTAGCACTTTTTAGGTCATAGCCATTGCGTAACTCTAAACCACATCTTTCAAATGCCTCTTCTATGTACTCTGCTACATCTAGCTCAAAGTTTTTACTACTGGATGTTGCCATTACTTTTTCTTATCTCCTTCACTATATAGGTTATCAAAAGTTATTGTTGGGTCAATGTAGCTCTCGTGTTGTTCAGCTGAGTGCACCCATTGTGAAGGTGAAAAATCAGGTGGACCCTCTCCTGTCCGCCACAAAGCAGGGTTGGTCGCCCTTACCCTATTATTAGGCAAAGCAACAAAATTGCCAGTCCAATGACCCGCATCAGTTAAATATAACACATGTGATTGTTTATGTTGAGCAGGGTCATCTGCTATCGAGTGGTTTGTGTAATCTACTGTAAAAAGATATTTGCCTAAAAAGAACTCTCCACCTATTTTACAATACCAAGGACTCGAGCTAACTCTGTCCAAAGTAACTAAACTGTGATGGTGACTCATACAGTCCCAAGGTTGTGCTAGATGGTCTTCCATCGGTTCAGGCCATTCTTGTAGTGGTATATCGGCAACCAGTGCTTGTATAGGCATCCTTGCCCACATAGCACCACCATGCACATTTTCATCAGGGTAGCCTTCGAAGTCGGTTTCGCAACCAGTAAAAACTACCTGAAACGATAAAGACCTATCAGGTAGTGTATTTACACCGATAGCCAAAGCATGTAGATACTCACCATGATATTTTTGATGGTTGGCCGTAAACTCTTTACGCACCCAGCATTTAAACTGAGGTATGTTTGATATTAAATATGCCACAATATTTAATTTAGCAGTTTATCTTTTTCTACTACCCGGCTTACCCGGTGCTAAAGTTCCTTTCCTTCTTCTAGCTACGACTACCGTTTCATTTGGAGACTTTTTTGCTTGTAGCCTAGCTCGTTGCACGGCTTGTGCTTTCTGTGGTTTCGGTGCCTTCATTCCTGCTGTTGCCTGACGAGCTAATGCTTTTAGTTCTCCCGCACCTACGACTGCACCCGGTCCAGCTAATGCTCTTAGCACTGATTTAGGTATGTTACCCATTCCCCCAACTCTTCCGCCTTTAGCTCTGCCTTTCACTCCTTTCATAGCACCACCTCTTGCCATGCCTTTAGCCATCTTCATAGCACCACCTCTTGCCATGTATTTACTTTTCTTCATAGCACCACCTCTTGCCATGTATTTACTTTTCTTCATAGCACCGCCTTTAGCCATACCCTTAGATTTTTTCATAGCACCGCCTTTAGCCATGCCCTTAGATTTTTTCATGGCTCCACCACCAGCCATCATTTTAGATTTTTTATGTCTCGGCATTTTATCTCCTGTAATTACCTTCTGCCAAACAAACCCATATTGTTTGAACTTTTAACTATTCTACCACCAATTTTCTTCTTAATGATAGTCTTTACATTTGTTGGTTTACCACCAACACCTTGTCTCACTGCTCGCTTTCTTCTGACTGCTGATTTAATCTGTCCTTTAGACATCCTATTAGCTTTGGAACGAGGCACACATTTCGGATACTTCCTCTTAGAACCTTTCGCTGATTTTCTACCACAGGCTTGAAACTTACCATCTTTTTTGGGAGCACCAATATCTACCCAATCTCCTTTTGAGCCTTTACCGAACCATTCTTTAAGTGACATTATTTATTCCTTGCCCTTCTTAAATCTTGTTTGCCTTTTTTGAAAATGTCAACTTGAGCTCTTTTGCCCATGACTTTTGACCTCTGCTCGCCAACGGTTAAAATTTGTATTTTTCGAGCAAAAGATTTTTTTGCTCTTTTCACTTTCGCCACTGTAGCTTTCGCATCAGCTGGTGTTTTGAATTTTATAGATACGGTATCAGATGGTCGTTCATCCGTGTAAAGGTCGCTGTGCTTAGATGCTGGTCTAACTTTACCGCTTTTTGTTTTTCTTGGTATTCTTCTTTGCATTGCTCATAACCTTAATATGTTTTTTTATGATATTAGACTGTCGTTTGTGCAACTTAGAGGCATTGCTTAATTGTTTTACTACTTTTTTTAACTTTCTCATTAGCGATACTTTTTACTTTTTCGTTTAGTGCCATCTGCTCGTTTAATCAAACCACGAGCTTTAGCAGAGGCTCGTTCACTAAACCCTAACTTTTTGCCCTGCCTAAGTTTTCTTTTTATGGTACTGGCTTTTGCAACCATCAGCTAGGTACTTTTGTTCGCTTTCTTTTGCCTTGCATCATAGCACCACAGCCACGGCTTTGTACCATGACAGCTCCGCCATTCTTCATAAAACCCATTTTGTTTCTAACCCTTTTTGGTAATTTAGGTAGTCCTTTGTTACCACTTGGTATAGGTTTTAGGCCTTTGACTTCGCCACCAGCCGCCTTTTTTGCACCCTTATATTTGCCACCCATTCTTTTGTACTCTTGCACCATATAACCTGAGGCATAAGCAGATGGGAAAACATCGAACTTAGCTTTTGCTTTTGCTCTAGCTTTTCGATACAAACTTGGGTTTGCTACATTACTTGGAACTTTACTTTTTTCTGCCATAATTTTTTAACATCTCCATCTTCTTCTCGCTTGTCTCAATCTCGAGTTCGGATTCTTAGCTGCCTTAGGAAACTTTTTCATCTGACCCGCAGACCGAGCACAAAAAGATTTTCTTCTTGCTTTCTCTTTAGCAGTAAGATTTTTTTTCTTCGTTACTGCTGTCTTTAGTTTACTGCCGGGGTTTTCTCTTCGATAACGAGCTACACCCGCTTTCGTCATCCCAGCTCCACTTTTTGTGGACCTAAAATACTTTTTAGTTTTCGGTGGGTTTTTACTTACCTTCCGTGCCATTCATTAATAGTTTTTATTAAGAACTAAAATGATGTTGTAGGCATCTCCATTCGAGTGCCCGACAGTTGTAAAGTCTATATCTCCTGTCACACCACTACCTGCGTTATTAGGAATCCCACTGAATAAATCAAAGTATTCGTCACCTGTGCTATCTGCTGGTAAATGTATTAATAAAACATTCGAAGTAGCATCAAACTCAAGTTTGACACTCATACCAACAGTCGCCCAGTAAATTCTTTCTACACTTACAGAGGTACATGCCTGCCCAGCACTATTCGATGCTAGGGCAGAAACATCTACTTTTTTTACGGCAGATTCACCTGTGCCATCAGAGACATTAGTGAACCGCAAAAT